CATTGGATCCTTTCGTAAACGGTCGGGCTCGCCCCGCCCGCCCGCGCCGGACCATTCCGACGGGGCGGGCGGAGACGACTCATCAGCGGGCGCCGCGGCGACGTTCGAGCTCCCAGTGGGCATTCCAGCGGAGATCGCCGTCCATCGTTGGCTGTTTCAGCATCCAGGCGAGGAAGCCCTGCTCGACCTCCGACCACTTCGCTCCGCGCTGGGGGCCGATGGTGATGCGCGGGAGAAGCGCCGGCTCGCTGGTCCAGGCCACCAGCTCGTCGATCGTGGGGCCGGTGCGCAGGATGGCGGCGAGCAGATGCGCGCTGGCGTAGGCGTCAGGCCCGGCGCGGTGGGCCGGCTGGCAGAGCGCGGCCTCGGGCGCGGTGAGGCCCTGCTCCTCGAGCCAGTAGCGGAGGAACTGATTCTGGTGATTCGGCGCGTCCGGCCAGACGCGGAGCGCGCACTTGTACGTGCAGATCCAGGGCGGCGCGCCCGCCCCATCGAACCACTGCGCCTCGAAGTTGGCGTGATGGGCGGCGAAGTAGTCGACGCCGTCAGCCGCTGCGCGGGAGGTGAAATCACGCGCGCGCCAGGGCGGTCTGCCGGCGATGTCGCTGGGCGCGATGTGATGGATCGCCCGAGTCTCGGCGCTGAGCTTGTCCGAGCCGCAGAGCCACCACGTATGGCAGCTCCCCATCACGGCGCCCAACTCACCACCGGGACCGGGCGCCTCAACGTCGACGTAGCCCACCTCGATCACGTCCGCCGGCGGGGCCACCCCGGTGGTCTCGAAGTCGATGAGCCTGATGAGCGCCATCGCTACGCCGCCCCCTTCTGTCCGCCGGCCTCGGTGCGCAGCGTCTCGATCTGCGCCTGGTACACCGTGACGATCTCCGCCAGCTCGCGCACCGCCTTCTCGACGTCGGCGCGCATGTCGGGGTAGGCGTAGAAGCTGAGCGGGTGGTAGTCGACGATCGTCACCTCCTGCTCGACGTCGTCATACTTGCCGATGAAGACGTCGTAAACGAACTTGCTCGCCTTCAGCATCGTGAGATAGGCCTTCCACTGGACGCTGTCGGTGTAGCGATCCTCGACCTCGAAGCGCTCGCTCAGCTTCTGGTCGCGCACGGTCAGGCCCTCGAATCCGTCGACCTTGCCCACTAGCGTGACCAGGCCGCTCGGCGTCTCGAACACCTCCTCGGCCTTCAGCTCGCGGATGAGGGGCACGTAGACGGAGACGTCGAGGTCGAAGACGAAGCGCCAGCCGTCGACGGTCACGGCGTCCAGCTCGCCCGGCAGCGCGTGCTCCCAGAGCTTCGCCCACGCCCGCCCCGCCGTCATCTGGCGGGTGGGCGGCTCGACGTGGGCGAGGTCACGGAGGAGATCGTCGAGCTTGGAGTCCTCGCGGTCCTTGAAGTAGCGGTAGCTCTCGAGATCGGTGACGCTGAGCCGGATCATGACGACGCCTCCGCCGCGGCGAGCGCCTTGCGCACGAAGTCTCGGCCGGCCTCGCTCTTCAGGACGTGAGGCAGGCCGAACGTCACGCCGTGACACCAGTCGCACTCCTTCGTCCCGAGCATTGCCGTCGGCTCGCCGCAGATGCGGCAGGGAATCAGCTCGCGCCCGTACTGGTCTTTCGTCACGCCGCTTTCCCCTTGCCGCCCTTGAGCAGCTCCTTCTGGCCCTTGCCCGCCGCGCCCAGCTCTGCCGCCGTCGGGGCGTCGCCCTTGTCCTCGGGCTGCTCGCTCGGCGTCGAGGTCGGCGTCGAGGTAGGCGACGACGAAGTCGACGGCGCCGAGGACGCGGGCGAGGTCGGCGTCGCGGCCGACGAGTCTCCTTTTGGGGCGTCACCCGCAGGACCCATCGCCGGCGGCGAATCGGATCGCACCTCGGGACCGGCCGCCGGCTTCGCGCTCGCTGACGCCTCGAACCGGCTCGCGTCCATCGCCAGCACGAAGCCCTTCTCCTTGGCGCTCTTCAAGAGAAGCCGCTTCACGTTGTCCCGCACCGTCTCGTCCGAAGCCTTCGCCGGCTCCATAAGCGCGGTGAACTCCTCGGCCGTCTTCGCGCCGTCGATGCGCGCCTTCCACTCGGTCTGCAGCGCGGCCGCGGCGACCTGGGCGGCGGAGAGCTTATTGAGCGAGGCCTTGATCTGGGCGATGACGCCCGCCAGGAAATGCGGCTCGGCCTCGAAGTCCGGCACCTCGATGGGCGGCAGGTTCGCCGGGTTCTTTCCGAACGCGGTGTCGGCGGGCGAGAAGTTCAGCATGCGCTTCCCGTTCTTCAGGTAGAGCCGGCCCATCACGTCGGCCGACTTGTAGATCTCGTTCTTCGACGCGCCCTGCATGTCGAGGCGCTCGATCATCTCGTCGCCGTTCTGCTTCTCGTCGGAGTGGCTGATCAGGATGACGTCGAGCCCGAAGCCGTTGAGCATCTTGAGCCACGACGTGAACTCGCCCTTGAGCTTGCCGTAGCCCTGGAGGCTCAACACGCCGCCGCGGCCCATCTTCGGATCGCCGGCAATGAGCTTCGGGGTGAGCACGTCGAGCGCGCGCCCCGCCGTGTCGACGATGGCGGTCTTGTACGGCGCGAAGTCCTCCGCGGTCATGTTGACGACGTCCTCCCACTTCTCGACCTGCACCACGTCGCCGCGGTTCCGCACGCGGTGCGAGCCGCGGTCGAAGTCGAGGAGCAGGGGCTTCTCGGCCGTGCTCGCCGTCGACGTCTTGCCGATGCCGGGCACGGCGTACAGGCACATCGTGATGCGCTTCGTTTCGATGACTTCTGTGCTCTTGGTGATCTTGAGAGGCATTAGCTGTGTCCTTTCGTTGCGTTGCCAAACAGTCCGGGAATGTCCATTGCGGCGAGGTCGGCGCGCGTTGCCGCCTCCTCCTGAGCCGTCGGGATCGGGATGAAGTAAAACCGCGAGGTCAGCGCGCCGAGCACCTGGTCGGCGACCTTGCCGCGGTCGCTCTCGGGGACGCGACCAAGCTCGCCCTCGATCAGCGCGTGAGCCAGGGCGGTGCCGTCTGCGGTCATCGGTTCCTCGCTTTCGGGGCGGGTTGGAATTCGGCCGCGCGCCCGACGCACTCGGGGCAGAGCGCGGCGCCGGCGGAGAGCTGGGGCGTCTTGCCGTCCTGCTGGTGCCGCCAGCCGGCGGCCTCGGCGGCGAGGTCGGTCTCGGCGCGGGTGGCGCGCCAGATCTCAGCGGGGCATGCCGAGCAGACCATCAGCGGCCCCTCGGGGCGTAGTAGGCGAGCAGCCGATCGATCTCGTCTGCGGCGCTCGAGCAGCTCCCGCCCAGGTAGCCCTCGGCGATCGCCGCCCTGCTCAGTGACGAGAGAATGCTCTCGCCCGGCGCCGACTCCTGGCCGATCGCCTTCGCCTTCCCTTCCGCCCCCCGCAGAGACTTTGATAACTCTGTGAGCACCATGGTCGCTGCGGGGGGCAATGTCTGTCGGCGGCTCATGTCGACAACGACTCTCTGCCCGTTGGAGCTACGTTGGTTTCGCCTGATTGATTCCGGGTAGTTGCCTTGTGCTCGGATTGCTCGGGTCCGCGTTGCAGCGCGGCGCGCATCTCCCAGGTGACGACGCAGAGGTCCTGCTCGCGCAGCGCCGCGGTCCGCGCCGCCGCCTCTCGCACATCGCAGAGCCGCAGATGAATCAGCGCCAGCATCGACACGGCATATCGATCGGCGAACGCGAAGAGCGCGCGCCACGCGGCCTCGGCGACCGCGAACCAGCGGTTCGAGATGATCACGGCCGCCCGGTAGTCGGCGAGGATGACGGTGATCACCGACGCCCCCGCGGCATCAAGGCACGGACCCGGCGTATCGAATCGTCGATGATCTCTTCGGAGCAGCCGAGCTGCCAACGCAGAACGAAACGAAAGCGATCGATCACGTCCGTGGCCTCTGGCCCCAGCGGCAGCGGGCCCACGGGCGGCGTCGGCTCACCTCGACTCTCGACCCTGAGCTCCAAGAGCAGCGCCGCTGGCGCGACCGGTGTGCCCTCCTCGACGTCATCGACGATCAGGATCTCGTCGCTCTCGAGCGCCGTCACGAACGCGCACGCCCTCTCCTCCCCGCCCGCCACGACGGTCACCCGCCCACCAGGCCAGCGAGCCAGAGAGACGCCAGCAGCACCAGCGCCAAGCCGACGTCGCGCCCAATCGCGCGGAACGCCTCCATCTGCCGCGCGCGCCGATATTCGCGCCGGTCCTGCTCGGTGTAGACGGCCGGGAACACGTCAGACCCCCAGTCCTTCATGCTCGAGCGCCAGCTCGCGGTATCGCTCCTCGGCCACCGCGAGGCGCTCGGCCACTTCCGCCGGCAGCCCCTCGGCGCGCCGGCGGCAGCTGTCTGCGGCGGCCTCGTCGAGCTGCGACAGCGTGAGCGTGTCGATCAGATGGGCGATCAGCCCGCGCGCGGGCCCGGTGACCGGAACGCCCAGTTTGAGCGGCGGTCCGAGGTGACGGATGTGCAGCCGCGCCCGAATCTCCTGCCCCGCGATGAAGCCCTGCCCCACGAGGCGTCCGTCGGGGCGCCGCTGGAGGCGGTCGTCGAGATCCATGTGCAGCACGCCCCGCTCGAAGCCGAGGATCCAGCCGGGCGATACGCCGAGCGCCTTCTCGAGCGCGGCGTCCAGGTCGCCGATGGCGGGCTGCTTGACCAGCAGCACGGCGCCCAGCGCGGAGACGGTCTCGGAGCGCGGGTCCCGCTCCCAGCTCGGGACGTGGGTGCTGGCGAGGACAACGCCGGGGTACGGGTCGGCGGTGACGCGGATGCCTCGGAGGGTGGTGACGGTGATGCAGTCGACGAGGATTTGCAGCGGGTCGGACGGGCGGGTCGCGGGCGTGATGTCGGTGGCGGGCATGGGCGGTCTCCTCTTGTTTTCGAGGAGCAGCTGCGCCAACGTCCGGCGTGCGGGGCTGGGCTAGCGCAAGCTGCTCGGTTCCAGCCCCCCGACGGCCCTGCAAGGCCGAAGGGGGGCACTATCCTATTTGGCGGGCTTCAGTCCCTCCTTTTGTCGCGGCAGCGAGTGAATCGCCGCGTCCTCGGCCTGGCCGCAGTCGTGGCACACGTCCTGGTTGTCGCGGACGAAGCGGTGACGGCATTCGGCGATGCACCACGCGCAGAGACCGCCGGTGAAATCGCCGCCGGTCCCCGAGCAGCCCGTGAGCGCGCCGTGCTTCGGGCCGGGGCATGTGCAGGTGAAGTAGCGGCCAGACATCACGCCGCCTCCCGCGCGTCGAGCTTCTCGATCCACGCCGAAGCCAACTCCCCGGTCGTCTCGCTCTCGATGCGCACCGTCTGTGCACTCGTCTCTTCCTCCTCGACCGCGACCGGGACGCCGTCGGACGCCTCGCCCGCGCACCTGGGGCAGCAGCGGA